TGATCGGTATTCAGAGACCGATCGCTCTTTATTATAAATTGTAAAATTCGTAATGCGATTTGTTGATAAGGGTCAGCTACATGCATTATTGCAACTGCCTATTTACATTTTGTTTGTGGGGCTAATAACCACTCCTGCTAAATAACAGGAAGCATGTTCGCTTCATTCTTGAAATGCCAAAGCAGTCCGCGTACTAGGAGATGTTGAACCTGGTATCTACGTCTGTAATCAGTGACAAATGTCCCATTTTGGTTGCTCCTTGGAGTAACGATGACGTTGGGTAACGTCCCCGGGCAGTTTAAAGACGTACCGGTCGGATGTTTTTTACACCTTAATAGGTGCATTGTCAAGCAGTTGAGCGAATTTTTGAGGGAATTTGGGTTCCCCAATCACTTCAACAATAGTGTATCCATATTCTGTGTAGGTCATACCGTACACTGTGAGATCAGGACGCACAATAGCCAAAACGTTGGCATACTTGACTGCTTGGTCTACTACTACTCGGGCATAGCTGCTCTTCCTACCAATAACGCGCTTGCATTCTATAACAATCGCGATTTCATTGTCCAGGTAAAGGAGGTCTCCCTTACCAATATTGTTCAATATAATTGTGTATTCAATAGCTGTTGGTCTGCCCAAATCGCTGATGACTCTTCTCATGAGCTCATCTTCCTGAGTAACTGCTTCTGGAAGGGTAAGTTCGCTAATAACGGACTCATCCTCTTCTTCTGAACAGCTGTAACCATATGAATCCGCTTCTCGAGAGAAGTAACTCATTTCGTGTAGTCTTTCGTTGATAATGTCTAATTTCTCGACAGCATGTTTATCTTTTGCCGAGTGTAGGATCTGGTGTTTCAACATCAAGAGTTCTTGTGTGTTCTTAACGTTGACTTGGAATTTATCGCACCATTTAACAATATCAAATATTTTCCCCGCTTGGGGCTTGTATTTTAACTTCCATTCCTCTACACGGGAATCATAGTCCTGGTCTAATGTCCTGCAGGGCAGCTGACACTCAGCAGCGATTTGCTGCATCTGTCTGCGCCTGTGCTCGAACACCTCGCGTCCGTGAAAAAACCATTCACGCAACGCGCCATCTACGTTTTGCGTACACACCTCATGGGGTGTCACTTGCTTGGATTTGAGGATACTGTGGAGAGACTTAAAGATTGATGCCTCTTCCAACATTCCAACGTAATGTCCCAACTCTTCCGAATACCTGTTCTTGCGCTTCAAAAAATCTGCGTCATAGCGGTTTAGGAATGGTATGGGTGCCGACTCTTTGTCCGGCATTGTGAATTTCATGTCATGGTCGGCTAAGTAATTAGCCATTTGTACGTGGTTAAACTTATCGTACCCTTTCCTCACTGAACCATAAGCATCATCACCGTACGTTTCGAGAGCCATAAGATCTCTAGCGTCGGCTGGCCTTCCCAGGCCCAACTCTTTCCCAATCGCAACCATTTGCGACTTGGGATAGGCATCAAAGAATGCGAGCCTATGTAAAATAGAGTTGACTATGCTGTTAATATACACCGTCATATTCTGACCGGAGGGATTTGTTCCCAAAAACCGGATCAGGGTGCCATTGTAGGCAACCAAAGGAGTGCACACTTCGTGCGCTAAAACGTTCATGCGTTTAATATCCTTGGCGGTATAGTTTCCTGACCACTTCGCAATCCGAATCATAACGGAAAAAGCTGCGAGTGTCAGCTGCGCGGGCATCCTCAAGTCATACTTGGAATAGTCCCCAGCAATAATACGGTCGTCACCAAATTTGGCCATAAAGCGAGATAATTCATCCCACTCTGGACCATGAGCGTTAATCCCAACTGCACATTCAGCAATCAAGGGATGTAATGACATAAACCGTGCGACAGGCAGAAAGTACATTCGAATAAAGTACTGCAGCGTTAGTGGTGCTGCTTGAAATACTCTTACCTTGTCTTTAGTCCTTTTTGTTGGTTCATCTTTAAGGGATGCACCGAAGATCAAATTGGGATGATCACCAGCATCAATGAGGGCAGCTACGCGCTCAATTTCAGCTATAATTTCTGGGGTGAATTCCCGGGGACAGTGGTGGCTGTCCGTTGGTTCTAGATCAAACATGTGATTGGACTTTGGTCCCCCAATGGGGTAACCTATTGATGTTTTAGTGACCATCGCGTCGATGAATCTTTTGCTCTCAATTCCAGAAATGGTTTCTTGGTGAGTGAGAGGGACAAGTTCTTTGGAATATTCAACTGGAT